AGAAGATGTTGTAGAAAGAGATAGAAAGTTTAATAATATAAATACATGTTCTAGTTATACATTTACAAACCACAGTAGTTGGGTTGGTGACGGAACTGGTATTGATGTAGAAGAGCTTGAAGATGGAGGATATATGTCCGAAATAGATGATTAATAAAATAACGCTTTAAAACAGTGATAAAGTGTGTAATAATAATAAATAAGAAAACATAAAAAAAACATGGCAACAGGAAATTCACAAGAAATAGCATACGGTTTTGGGCAACTAGGTAGTGTTTTAGTAAAAACAGGTACTGAAGTAGTCCCACCAAAAGGTATGGCTATAGTAGCTATACAGTTTATAGAAGCAAACACTATTAGTAAGATTGTATCTGAAAGCGATAGAGCTGGTTTACCAAACTATATAGATTCTACAACTGCTGGAAATATGAATCTTTCAGGTTTTCACAAATCTGATATAACAAACGGAACTTACGCTGCAGGAGCTAATATTACAATAACTGCAAATAAAAAAATACAAGTTGGTGATCCAGTATTACTAACGGGTAATGCCGCTGCTGTAAACACGGGAACTGGTATAGTTATTGATACAGAAACACCAGCGCCTAATTACGAAAAATATAACGACTATGTAAGAGTTGTAAGTATAAATGCTACGGGTACTGTAGTTACTCTTTCACATCAAATTACTCCATCTAGTCAAGCTTTAATATTCTTAGATGGTGCAAACGGTGCTGGTGGTAACGCAGCTACGGGTGTTACTTACCCAATGGGTATGATTATATATGGTAGATGGGTAGCTGTTACTCCAGCTGCTAGTCCAGTAATCTGTTACTTCGGCTACTAATGAGTATTCAAGGTATGTCTCAAGGTTTGTCGTTTAGTAATATGTCTTATTACATAAGCGAGCGTATACCTGGTATTATACCTTGTACTACGCCACCTTTGTATGCACAAAGTAATGCTGGTTCTTATAACACTACATTTGATATGGGTACTGCTAGTGGTTGTGCTATTATAGTTGCGGAAGTAGGTATTACAAGAACAACTCAAACAACATCTGCACCCGCGGACCAACCTATAGGTGATAAAATGAGATGGGAATACAAAGGAACTTATGGTTCTGAGTATTCAGCTTGTCAAATGGGTACACCTAGAGTATCTTTTGGTGGAAATGACGAATATAGACCACCTCTTGATATTGAGACAATGAAAGGTATGGGTTACATGAGAGGTTTCATTGGCGCACCGTATAAAGATAGTGGTGGAAACTTAGTAAACGATAAAACACCTGTATCAACAGTTGTTGGTACCAAGCTAACACCAACCTCAGTACCAACAGATGATGAAGCTACGGATGGTAGTGGTATGAACAATGGTGCTAAATACTTAGCTTTCGATAACGGTAATAATATAAACTTTGGTAATCCAGCAACAGGACAAACAGGACCTTTATTGGCACATGGCATGTTTAGCGGTAATAATATTTATACTGGTGGTGATATTTATAATTATAATAGCATTACTAACGTTTACGATATAGGTGCTAATAAAGATTTTGCGGGACCTTACACTGGTCATCTTGAAACGGAAACAAACGACCTTAATGTCAACAAAGCATACCCTGGGTCTTCAGCTGTAACTTTAAATCCAGATCTATACAGCACAAGACAAGCTATGGTGGTTGTTCCTATTGCTAATGGTGGTGTAGTTAATGTTAGATCGGAACAGTTCGTAGAAGGAACATGGGCATCTATTAAGATATTTTGCCCAATTACTTTACCAAAATGGGGGTTAGCAAACAACATGATGGGTGTTCAAGAAGTATATCAAAATGCTGATTTAGACAATGCGTTATTAATGAATGGTGGTACAAGTATTGTAAATGGCGCAACAACAAGTTCTACAAGTGTTACTTTAACAGTAGCGCAGATAAACTCAGGTGGAGATGCACCTACAGTGGGTCAGCTTGTAACTGGAACTGGAATTCCACAGGGAACTGTAGTTTCAGCTGTTAGTGGTACAACTTTAACTTTATCTCAAAACGCTAGTATAGCTAATGGAGTTACGATAACTTATAGTATACACCCTTTAAGAAAAATATACCAAAACTATGCAAACCAAAATAATGTTTCATTAAACCCTGATCCAAATGACCCAACAGTAACTCAAGCTGACAGGTATAATTTCTTTGGCTCACTTGGTGGGGTTGTTAAATTCAATCCTTATCCTACTGCTGCAGCTGCATTAAGTCATAATTTTGGCGCACCAGGTAACACGACTAATTTTCCTAAAGCTAAAAACAAAACAGCTTATCACGTACCTAGTCAAAATTCTATATACAGATCGCAGGGTTATGGAGACTGGAAAGCTCCAGGTGGAGGATCTCCAGTTTCTAACCACGGATCACACGTTTTACATAATCACGCAAGCGCAGCTTTAAAATTTAATACATTAGCTTCGGGTGGTACAGTGTCTAATAGCGAGGCTTTTCACGGTATTCCAAATGTACACGATTGGGTTTTTTCAAGATCTAACGGCGCTAGAAGGTCAAGACTTCCAACAAGAGGTATATTAGATAGAACTCGCTATGCAAACAACCAGTCAAACACAGTGGGTGGTTGGTATGCTATGAGAATAACAGGATATTTTGATGCGGGAAATCCAACCGTATCATCAACTAAAATATACGCTGTTCAAGTCGGCTCACTAGATCACACTAGGGGCGATGCCGATATTGATGTAGATAGCGTTGCAAACCAAGTCCCTAGAGATGGTGTTATAAGAACAATAATAGCAGCATAATAAATAAATAAATTAACTTAAATTAAATAAAATGGCAAAAAAAGAAAAGATAGTAGACTTAAAGTCTAAAGCAACTCATTTAACAACTGATGAATTAACTCCTGTGCAAAAAATTGTAGGAGAAATAAACAGAATTAAAATGGAGTTAGGTAATGTTGAAATGAGAAAACATGACTTACTACACATAAACACTAATTTACAAGAGGAAATAAGTAAGCTTCAAAAAAGTTTAAACGAAAAATACGGAGACGTAGATATTGATATTAACACTGGTGAGATAAAAGAAAAAGAAGATGTCAAAACTGATTCGTAAAATATCCATTGGTAAAGATTATAAAAACGACGCCATGCACTATTCTGTTGGACAGGAAGTGTATGGTGGTCATACCATCTGTGATATCATAGAAGAACAAACAAAGTTTAGTGTTTATATTAGAAAAGGTAAAAAAGTAATACCTTGGAAAGACTTTAATAAAAACATGGCTGTATCAGTAGAATATAATTTAGAATACTAATGAACAGTATTTACGACTTTGTTGTAAAACCAAAAGGAAGTAGATATAATAACAGCAAGAAAGTAGAAGGTGGTAATTTAATAGTTAACACTGATAACGAAAAGTTTCAATTTACAAATAGAGAAGCTATTGTAATATCTACACCATTAGTTAACAACACAGATATAACAGAAGGAGATACTATTATAGTTCACCACAATATATTTAGAAGGTGGCAGAACATGAAGTATGAAGAAAAAAACAGTAAAAGTTTTTTTGATGAAGATAAGTATTTTATTAATAAAGATTTAATATATGCTTATAATAAAGGAAATGGTTGGAAAGCATTAGAAGGTTATTGTTTTATACAACCAATAAAGTCAATCGATAAATTCGACACTAATACAGAAAGACCTTTGATTGGTATTATTAAATACTCAAACGATATTGAGGTTGGCAGTTTAGTAGGTTTTTTACCAAAGTTAGAATATGAATTTGTTATCGATGGTAAAAGACTATACAGAATTCACTATAAATTTATTACAATTAAATATGAATATCAAGGAGACGAAGAAGAATATAATCCAAGCTGGACATAAAGCAGTTGAAGAACTAATTAAAGTTGCTAAAGAAGCTATCGTAGATAGTGATGATGATATATCAGCTGATAGATTAAAAAACGCTGCAGCAACAAAGAAACTAGCTATATTCGACGCTTTTGAAATACTTAACAGAATACAAGAGGAAGAAAATATACTAGAAGGTAAAGAAACTAAAACCGAGGTTAAAGCATTTAAAGGTTTTGCAGAAGGTAGATCTAAATAATGTACCAGCAAAATTTATACAGTATTGTAGAACCTATAAAGAAGACTACTATAAGTAGACTTAATAAAGGTAAAAAATGGTCGTATGGTTATAACAAAGAGCACGATATAGTTGTTATATCTCAAACTGGACAAATTGGAGAAATATATGAAATCCAAGGTTTTCAAATAGCTTTACCTAAACAACCAAAAGACGTATACTCTAATAAAAGTAAAAAATGGGAGCAGTTTGAATACCCAAAACAATTAAGTAGACTTAAAAATATATTCGACTGGCGTAGCTATCCTGAAGAAAAGAAAGCTGATTGGTTTGACTACATAGATGAAGAGTTTAAACGTAGAGACGAAGGTTTTTGGTTTAACAACAATGGTAAAGCAACATATATAACAGGTACACATTACATGTACTTACAGTGGAGTAAGATTGATGTAGGTGCACCAGACTTTAGAGAAGCTAACAGATTATTCTATATATTCTGGGAAGCTTGCAAAGCGGATAAAAGATGTTATGGCATGTGTTACCTTAAAAACAGACGATCTGGTTTTTCTTTTATGTCATCAGCTGAAACAGTTAACCAAGCTACAATATCAAGTGATGC